CTTCTCAGGCTTTACAAATTGCTAACGACACTGCTCGACTTAATCTAAAGAAATCAATTTCAGATTTAGAAGATGCTATCGCTGCTAAAGATGAGGCATCCATCACTGCTGCAACCAAGAGGCTTAACGAAGATCTTAAAATCTTTAATGCACTCTCTGGTCAGAATGTAAAACTTGCAGACATCAAGTCAATCCTTGAAACACTAAAGCCAGTGGATCTAGTCAATCTTGGTAATCTTGATGCTGCTATCGCTAAGATGCTTGAGTTAATTAGACTGCAAGGGGTCAAGCCGCCTACATCTGGCACAACTGGAGTAACAACTGGTGGCGGTGGCGTAGCAGGTGGCAGCGGTATGACTGCAGAAGATTTACATCTAAGCAAGTTAGCAGGTCAAGCACCTAGCAGCATGACAAAGCCATCCTTGCTTAATACTCCATTCGACATGGTTGGCACTTTCAATCTAGAAGATGTCGCTAGATCATCCCTGCTGCAAGGTCTAGCAGGTGGTGCAGGTGTGTCAGGCGCAGTCAGTGGATCGCGTTATGCAGCACAGGCTGCTAACCAATACAACATCACAGTCCAAGCAGGTGTGGGAGATCCTAACGCTATTGCAGAGGCTATTGACAATGTGCTTCGTGAAGCCCGTGACCGAGGAACACTAACCACAATATGACATGGTTACCTGAATGGCGAGTAACAGTTGGAGATGATGTCTATACGACTGTCACTTCTGTCTCTTTTGCATCTGGTCGTTTAGACATTGATAGACAAGCCACAGCAGGTTACTGCCAAGTACAGATCATCAATACAGATAACACAGAATTCACTATTAATGTAACAGAGCCAATAACTCTAGAGCTTAAGAATAGCGGTGGCACTTATGTCACTGTATTTGGTGGCGAGGTATCAGACTTCAACATTGGTGTCAGAAGTCCAGAAGAATCAGGCTATGTAACTACTGGCACTATCTTGGGCATTGGCTCACTTGCTAAACTGACTAAGGCTGTCTATAACACAGCACTTGCAGAAGCCTTAGATGGCTCACAGATTGCAGAGATCTTAGGACAAGCCCTTAACCTCACATGGGCAGAAGTTACACCTACTGTCACATGGGATACATACCCAGCAGATGTCACATGGGCTAATGCAGAATCTTACATCGGTGAAGTGGACTCAGGCTTCTACACAATGATTGCTCTTGCAGCTAGTGCCTCTGCTAAGTCTCAGACTCTTGTCGATCAGATTGCCACTAGCGCACTTGGTCAGATCTACGAGGAAAAGGACGGAGATGTCTCATATGCCGATGCGGATCACAGATCTAACTATCTCGCAGCAAATGGCTTTACTAACCTTGACGGGTCTTATGCAACACCAAGCTCTATCACCTCAACAACTCAGATTGCTCGCATCCGTAACAGCCTTATCTATAGATACGCTACAGGATACGGCTCAACCTACAGCACCTCAGATGCGGACTCTATAGCCTCTTACGGGCTCTTTGAGCGCTCGGTGGACTCTAACATCAAGAACCTTGCAGACATCACTGACATCGCCTCTAGAGAGCTTAACCTGCGTAAGAATCCACGCGGGTCATTAGGTGCTATTCGCTTTCGTCTAGATAATCCAGACATGCCTAGCGCGATGCTTGACAGCCTTATCAATGTCTTTTTTGGTCAGCCTGTGCTGGTCACTAACCTACCTAGCAATTTACTCGGTGGGCAATTCGATGGCTTTGTCGAGAATGTAGCTCTTAACGCTACGCCTACATATGTGGACATAACTCTTTACATCTCAGCAACAGACTTTTCACTATCAACGACTCAATGGGAAACCGTAACGCCTGCATCCTTAGCATGGACGGGCGTGAATGGTACACTTATCTGGACTAACGCGACTGGAGCACTAACCTAATGGCACTATCACCTAACTTCGGCTGGACTGAACCCGATAACTCAGGGCTGGTAAAGAATGGCGCACAGGACATTCGCACGCTAGGCGATGCCATCGATGCTTCTTTAGCTGGCATGGTAGTCAATGCCCAGACAGGCACTACATACACAGCAGTCAAGGCAGATGGTCTTAACGCTATTGTCACGATGGACAACGCATCGGCTAACACTTTCCGCATTCCAACAGATGCGACTTATAACTTTCCAATCGGTACTACCTTGCTGGTCTATATGAAGGGTGCAGGTGTAACTACTATCAATGCTGTTACATCTGGCACTACTACAATTAATAGCGCGGGTGCTGTAGCTGCTGCTCCAGTCCTTGCCCGTTATAAGTCAGCAGCATGTATCAAGGTTGCTGCTAACTCATGGATCGTAGTCGGTGGCATTGCGTAATGCTTCCTTCACTAATTGGGATCATCGCTTCTAGCGCTGGTGGGGTTGCTAACTCTTATGAGTCTATTGCGACTGTAACTGTAGGTGCAGGCGGATCTTCATCGATCAGCTTTAGCAGTATCCCATCGACTTATCAGCACTTGCAGATTAGAGCGATCAACATAGGCAACACAGGCAGCACATGGGGTTACTTCACCATGCGACTTAATGGAGATTCAAGCTCTAACTATCCACGACATCAACTATGGGGTAACGGATCAGCTGCTAACGCTTATGGCGATACCGGCAACACGGCAGCGTTCTCATCTGTCTCATCATTATCTGCTGGCAACTTTGCAGCCTCAGTTATCGATGTTTTAGATTATGCCAACACGAATAAGTATAAAACTATTAGAAGCCTTTCAGGTGTTGATCTCAATGGTGATGGTGCAGTCGCGCTTATGTCCTCTATGTGGCAATCAACTAGCGCGATCAATTCAATCACTATCTTGCCTAGCGTAAGTTTCGCTCAATATTCATCTTTCGCCCTATACGGAATTAAGGGGTAGTCATGCCATCAACATACGAGCCAATCGCTACGACTACGCTATCTGGATCTACTAGCAGCGTTACTCTGTCTAGCATCCCTAGCACTTACACGGATTTAATTGTCGAGTTCGTTTTTGGTGTAGCATCGGGTGATGACATCTTGCTAAGGTTTAATGGAGACTCAGGATCTAACTACTCATCTACTAGACTATGGGGCAATGGTACTGCGGCTTCATCAAATAGAACGACAAGCTCATCTGGCATTTTACCTAGAACACCTGCCAATCAATCAACAGCTATAACTACCTCATGGCGTGTAAATGTTATGAATTACGCTAACACGACTACCAATAAAACAACCTTAGCTCGTTACGATTTTGCAGATGGCTTTACTGAGACAGATGTAGGACTATGGCGCAATACTGCTGCAATTACTAGCCTTGCTATTTTTACTGCTAATAACTTTAATTTTTCCAACGGCTCAATTATTACTCTCTATGGAATTAAGGCGGCATAATGCCTAATACATTTATTAAGATTGCATCCGTTACAGTTGGATCAGGTGGTGCTTCAAGCATTGACTTTACTTCTATCCCTAGCACTTACACGGATTTAGCAATCGTATGCTCACTCCGTGGTAGCCAAAATTCGTCAAGTGGCTTTACAAACATTGGTTTTAATTCATCGACAAGTAACTTCTCAACTCGCTTTTTGCAAGGCGATGGCAGCACTACCGCATCGGGAACTGGCACTAGAGGAATAGGATACCTAAGCAACGCTTATTTCACATCAAACACTTTTGACAGCACGACAGTCTACATTCCTAATTATGCAGGTTCAGCAAACAAATCTTTTAGTGCTGACAATGTTGTAGAAAACAATGCGACCTTAGGGTGGGATTTTCTGGTTGCAGGTCTATGGTCAAATACAGCAGCTATAACTTCAATCGAGATCACACCGAACACCGGCACTTTTGTCCAATACTCAACCGCAGTTTTATACGGCATCAATAAATCATAAGGAGACAACATGGCAGACACAAAGATCGTAGTTGATTGCTCTACTGGGGAAGTCTCAGAGATCGAATTGACAGCAGAAGAAGTAGCACAGCGCACAGCAGATGCTAAGGCTTTTGCAGATGCTAAGGCAGCAGAGGATGCAGACAAGGCGGCTAAGGCTGCTGACAAGGCTGCACTACTAGAGCGACTAGGCATTACAGAAGAAGAAGCCGCTTTACTACTGGGATGAAACCTAAGTTAAGTCACGCAGCGATCCAGTTACGAGAACAGATAGATGACTCGTTCCCAGATCGTGACCGCACATCGGATGGTTGGATCGGTGATACCCGACACGCTGCTCGCAAGTCAGATCATAATCCTGATGAGCAGGGCTGGGTACGCGCCATTGATGTGGACAAAGACTTATTCAAGGGCGGAAAGCCAGACATCATGGGAGATCTTGCTGATCAGCTTCGTACCTTGTCCAAGTCAAAAGCAGACAAGCGTATTAGTTACATCATTTACGATGGACGAATCTGCTCCAGCATCCTTAACTGGAAGTGGCGCAAGTACACAGGGGCTAACAAACACACTAAGCACATGCATGTTAGCTTTAAGAAAGAAGCTGACAATGATGGGGCTTTTTTTCAAGTATCTATGTTAGGAGCATCTAATGGATAATCTATTTCTCATCATTGCCGGCATTGTAGGCGTTGCACTACTGCCAGCATTACGCACAGCTATCAAGTCATATCGTGCCCGTAAGTCAGCAGCTGACATTATTGTCGATGCGCTTGAGGCAGCCATTGACGAGGTAGATAAGAAGTGACACAGGCAGACTTCTTCACCCTTTACATCGCGACTATTGCTGCACTGGGTGGGTTGTCTGGCTATGTGATCACGCATCTATTGTCAGAGATCAAAAGACTCAACACGCGAGTGGATGAGATCTATAACATACTTCTCGACAGGTAATATTCTGCTATGGCAAGAAAAGCAACTAAGGCACTAGAGGAGCAAGGCTACTCAAAGCTTGATGCTTATTGCATTGGGCTTTATGAGTACTTTTGCTCTCTTAAGCGTGCAGGTTTCGCTGAGGATGTAGCCATGTTTATGATTACAGAACCACAGGCTTACCCTCACTGGATTCTTCCAGACCCTATCGCGCCTGAGAAGTTTGGCGATTACGAAGATGAGGATGACGATTAAGCGCATTGTCGTAGTCTCGGACTTACAAGTCCCATACCATGACAGGGTTGCAACTCGTAACCTTGCTAGTTTCATCTCTAAGTTCAAGCCAGATCAAGTAGTCACCATTGGTGATGAGATCGACCTTCCACAGATAAGCAAGTGGGAAGAAGGTCGCATGGGCTCTTATGCCCAAACCCTAGATGATGACCGCAATGAAGCTG